AACTGCCGGCTGATAGCTTCCTTGGTTGTTGAATGAGTCTGACGTACAATTTTTGCTTTCTAATGAGCAGTTTTGATAAGGAATCCCATGACGCAATCGCAAGATCTTCACAAAGAAAAAGCTCGAATTTCCGTTGCTTTTCAGACCGCTGAAGGTACCGAAATAGCCGCATTTCGTGAGTTTTGGCGGACAAATTGTGAGCAGGCAAACCAAGGGTATCTAAATTTTTTACAAGTCATGAATGGCTCCGAGCAAATATCATTTGCAAAGGTTTCGGAGCTTGAAGAGGTGTTCTTGCGCCTGTGTCAGTACGATTACGTATTAAACGAAAAATCCAAAGATCTACCAGTTGAAGGTGATGTGCACGCTGGTGTTCAGATCCGGTTGAATGACGCTGTCAAATGGGTTGCGTTTGCTCGGCAGAGCATGAAGCATATTCGCGGCTGGACCTTTCCAATGAATCGTTGATCCGTCAATCAGGGAAAGACTCGTCTAGCCCGCCGGGTTGAGTTTCCGATTCGGAAACTTCGCTCCATGGCCGCAGTTTCGCGGCCGCGAAACTTTTCTCTCCGACGGGATTGACCAAGCCAAAAGGGAAGGATTCCGGCTAGCCTGAGTTTCCGATTCGGAAACTTCGCTCCATGGCCGCAGTTTCGCGCCCGCGAAACTTTTCTCTCCAGGATTGACCAAGCCAAAAAAGGGAAGGATTCCGGCTAGCCTAGGTTTCCGATTCGGAAACTTCCCTCCCTGACCCGCAGTTTCGCGCCCGCGAAACTTTTTTGTACGCTCCCCAAACATCATGATTTCGAAGCTCTCTCATTGCTTGAGGCATCTGTTACGCTCGATGCTTCAACCAAGGGGATGCATATGCAATATAAAGGCAAAGCTATTTTGACTCTTCGCTGTCTGCTGACCGTTCCGCGTCAAATGACGGTGGCCACCAACATCGACGTTTCGGTAACGCCTCGCGATAATCATGTCGTAATTGCTGCAACGCTCGCCGAAGAAGTCCCCAACGTTTCTGAGCTTGATATTTCAATTGAGGATGAGGTTCATCGTTTTGTGGTGGATTCAACGACGCATCTTGGTCGCCAATACGTCTTCTTCTGTTTCCCCGTTGCAGACTGAAACCTCGACCTGCCCGCAGGGCATTAGGCGCCACGCTAATCGGTAGCCAGGCTAATCAACATCCGCGCCGATACCCGGCAACGCCGGCCGCTCTCAAGCCCAATAAAAAACCCCCGGCGATCGACAAATCACCGAGGGTTTCTTTCGCGTTAAAACCTCTGAGGATCGCTCTGAGGGCACTTCGCGCATTGTTCTGCCAAGAGCTTTTTACGCGGTCTTACGCGCAGCCTGCACGGTCCCGTGACGTCCAGCACTATCTTAGGATAGGTCCCGGAGGTCCGATTTCTCAGCGAGTCTCAGGTTTCCCGATGAGGCGTTTTTCAGTGTCCTCGATGGTTGATGCCCTCACGTAACAGGCACCCGTAGCTTTTTGGCCTTGTATTCGTTGGATCATCAGCATCTTTGCCATGCTTTCTTTGCAATGTGCCTCGGAGTCGCTTGCAAAGGTTTCAGGCACCTTTCCCTCAATCAACATGATGAAAAACCACATTTTCAGCATGGCGCCTCCATGGCTTTCGGAGCGAAGCGGGTGGGGGTGTTGTTACACCCCCACTTTGGTATGGTTTTCCATACTTTCCAACCTTCACACGACCTGCTTTTGCTATCTCAGCGCTTCTTGCTCGTACCCGAAAAGCACACCTTTCAAGGCGATTTTGGCTTGATTACGGATATCTACAGGTAGGGCTTCAAACCGCCGAAGAATAGGCAACATGTCTTGGGATACAACCATTTCAGAAGGCTCTAATAAGAGTTCATCAGTGGTTGTTCCCAGCACTTGGGCAAGGCTTACCACCTTGTCAGCCGACGGCATTCCGCGGCCTGCTTCGTAGGAGGTGTAACTCGACTTACTAATACCCGCAGCCTCCCAAACGGCCTGTTGGGTCAACCCTTTGGCCTCCCGATACCGTCTCAGATTTGTTCCGATGGTCATGGCTCTGCTGCCTGCGTGGTTGCTCATGCTTTCCATCGTATTAACTGTCTATCCATACAGTATCTATATATCGGTACATTTCTGCTTGCATTTGAGCATTCGATAGTCTCATAATCCTGCCACTTCTGTATTGGAATACAGATATTGACAGGATTTCCCATGTTCATCGATTGGCTGACGATTTCGCAGGAGCACGATCACGATCTTCCGATCGTGTGCGACGTCTTTACCCTAACGATAGACGCGAACAGTAATGAAGTGTTGAGCACCCGGCAGCCTCGCTTCAAACATGAAGCGAGCTTCTCTACCTCCGTCAGCATTCACGTTCAGGGTCGGAAGATTCGCGTTGAAGGAAATCCCAGCCGGGTAGGGCGGCTGGACAACTTATTCGGGTTTGCCTCTATCGAGCAATGCGTCTCGGTATACAACGCTTTGTTGCGTGAATACGGTCTTCCTGGCTTCACACGTTGCACCCGCCTAGATATTCGTCAGGGTGAGTCAGGTGCAAAGTCCGGCGACCGTATCGCTGACGGGGCAAAGATTGAACGGATCGACCTGACCACCAATGTTTCGTTGGGTGAGGGCAATGTACTTGCCTATTTACGCGGCGTTTCTAGTCAGCGAATCGGGCATTCCATCGGTTTTTTGTATCCCAATGGTCGCACTGTTGCTTGGACGCCAAAGGGCAACGGCAAAGGCGGGCGACTCCAATATCGAAAGGCATATGACAAGGCCTTTGAGATGGATCAGAACTGCCTTCCAAAAATAAAGCGTGTTTTTGGCGAAGACTCACCTGAGTACAAATATGTTCAGCGGGTAAAAAACTACTGTGCCCAAGAAGGCGTAGTCCGCATGGAACAAGAGCTTAAAAGCGAATATTTACAGCGTGAAGCCCTTTGCTATTGGGGCCTATTTGATGAAAGGCGTCTGGCCGAACTCCACAGTGAGTTTCTTAAAATAGATGAAAAGTTGAAGGTGACAGCCATGGATATTGTGAGCATTGCTGAACAATTGGTTGCTGAGGGTGTTTGCGACACTCTACGTTCTGCTCGTACCACGGCTAGTTACGCTCTTGAGTGGATGTCTGGCACATCCAACATTGACTTTTCAAAGTCTCAGGTAAAAGGACATGCGGCCAAACTTAATCGTATCGGCATCAACATTCGCAATGCTTGCGATACGAGTCGTTTTGCTCCGGTGTTTGTCCGCCAGTGTCGGGAAGTGACGAAAAGTACTCTGTCTATACCAACATGGTACCAGCGCCCTAATCATCTGCAGCAGGTTGCCGCGTGAGAACGGTAAGTTTTCAGGGGACTCAGCTCACAAGCGGACAGCGAAGGAGATTGGCTGAACAGCAGCAAGTTCGCGATTTTTTTATCAACCCGGTTCTTGCTCAGCAGGTCGAGCAAGCGCTCAAGGCTGTCGAGGCCCGAAAAGAGCAGGGTGTTAAGCCAGAGCGTATCTGGATGCTAGAGCGTCAAGAAGCAGGAACAACCTCGGTGGCTGAATGGATGGGTTTCTAATGGATAAGAAACAGTTTCAAACTCTCCGCTGGAATGTTGAGGCCGATATTCGCAACCACGTTAGCGATGAGTCGCTAGTAAAAAGCATTGCAAATGATGTTATGCGAACTGTATTGGCTGACTTTTCGAATCAGGCGATTGCTCGACAACGCAGCAAGCGTCAATTTCTGACTTTCAGGCGCAACCCTGAAGTCATTGCGCCCAGTTGGGCATACCGCAAGCCTGGCACTGTCCCTGGCTTTCCAACACTGAGATAAGGGCATTACATGTCTAACGTAATCGTAGTTGAAGTAACTGGCAATCATCGTAGTGGTACCGCCGCGAAAAGCGGCAAACCTTATTGCATGTTTGAAGCATATGCTCACTTGCCAAATATTCCATACCCGCAAAAATGTACTTTTTACGCTGAAACCCCACAGCAGGTTCCTCAGCCGGGAAAGTATGAGTGCGATGTTATTGCACAGGTTCGGGATGACCGTCTCATTTTTGAAGTCGATCCTCGCCAAGGGCGTCGTGTCAGTTCGAACGCTCCGATTTCTTCGGCAACTCCTAAGTCTGCGTAATGCCCGGCATTCTTTTCTGTCCATCTGAGATTTCTATCGATGGCGGTTTGCCGGTTTGTTCTACTTCTTGGGAGGCTTTGCCTTACATGCCTCCCTTTGATCCGTCTCAGCTTGATCCAACTACTTTGGCGCAAGCATTTGGGGCCGGATTCACACTAGTCGCTTTCTTTATGATCGGGTCTATGGGTATCCGGGCGTTTCTTAATTTCATCAAGCAATCCTGAGGATTCAATCATGTTTAAAAAGACGAGTGCTGTAGTTGTGTCTGCTGTTGCCTTGGCTGTTGTTGCACCATCAGTATTCGCCGCTGATCCTGCGGGCGGCTGGGATTATACCGGTCTTACTTCCTCCATCGATTTCAGCACTATTTCCGTCGGTGTTCTTGCCGTGGCTGGAATCTTGGCCGGTGTGTACGCCGGTATCAAAGGTGCCAAAATCGTGCTGGGTTTCCTGCGCGGTTAAATCACCTCTTCTGATTGACCTGGGTGTCTTCGGGCACCCTTTTTTTTACCTGAATATTTGCAACAGCGAAGAGTCTCGCTATTTGCCTGAGGCCTGCAAAATGGATCAGCTCTATTACTTTGCTATGTTTTGCATCGGTTGTGGTTGCTCGTTCGCTACCTTCTCGGGGTGGTGATATGAGAGCAACGGCTTTTTTCTTTTTAACCGCGCTTTTTAGTGCCAATAGCTTTGCCGGTTATTACTACACGATTGCCGACGGTGTAACTGAGTATCCGACACCTGATGCAGCGTGTACCTTTGTGCTTTCCACATATACGGACGTTACCTATACAAATCTTACTTTCAATCATTGGGGCACACTTACCGACACAGGTGATCCTGTAGCAGCTGGTTCAGGTTACTGCTATTACAACAGAACCAATAAATGGGGTGAGGTTTCTGTAAAGCGGCATCCAGCAGTAATCAAACAACACATTTCGAATGAGCACGTACCTAACGAGTGCGCAGGCGCTCCTGCTGCCATTGTCAGTCGCGGCCCTTATTCCTCGGTAGTGCGCAGTGATGGTAAGAACTATGTGGTTGGTTCATCTCCATCTTCTGTGTGTTCGGGTAATTGCTTATATGAAAAGCCTGATGCCGCCAATACCAAGGACTGCTTTGTTTTATCATCGGATGCACAAACTGGTTTTTGTAATTATGGCTTCACTTTAGTCACAGCTGATAACGGTGATGGGACGAGCTGTTCAGTTAACACCTCAATTCCTTATGAAACCGGTTCTAGCCTGAATGGCTCAGAGACTGGTGGTGAGGATGAAGATTGCGACACAACTCTCCCCAACAATACCTGCGATAGCACTGGTGGTGAGGGTGGTGGAGACGGTTCTGGTGATGGGAACGGTGATGGGAGTGGAGAGGGTGGTAGCTCCAATGATGGCTTTAAGACCCCCGGAAAGCCTGATCTTGATCCTAGGGAAGGTCAGCGAAAGCCTCGCATAGCTTCGCAATATCTAGGCTTCAGTTCGACCTTTCAGGAATCTGTTACGTACACCACAATCAAATCCTCTTTTCAAAATATCGGTGATCCTGGTGCAGCGTGCCCCGTTGCAACTATTGATCTTTTTGGAACAAATATAACCTTCGATTCCCACTGCATTATTTTTGAGTCTATCGCACCTACATTGTCCTTTGTGTTCATGGCGGCGTGGGCTTTATTGGCCGTTTTTATTATTCTTTCAGCTTAGGTAAACCACATGCTAAGTGATTTCTCTGCATGGCTCAGGGATGTAGTAAGTGATGTCGCGCAATTTTTCATTGATATGCTTCTTAATCTGTTGGACTGGATCTGGGCAGCGTTTGTCACTTTGATCGACTCACTGCCCATTGCAAGTACTGTTGAGCAAGCGGCTGGATTGTTTACAGCAATACCGCCATCGGTTTGGTATTTCATGAATGTGTTCCAGATACCGAATGGAATCATTAGTGTTATAAGTGCATATTTAATTCGTTTCTTTATTCGTCGGCTTCCATTCATTGGGTGATGTATGGCTATTCATGCTTATGTTGGAAAGCCGGGCCATGGCAAGAGCTATGGTGTTGTTGAGCATGTGGTAATTCCTTCGCTCAAACAAAACAGGCATGTGGTTACTAATATTCCGCTGTCAATCGACGATCTTCTTTCTACTTACGGCGGCAACATTACCCAGCTTCCGCCAAACTGGTTTGAGCTTGATGATCTTTCGCATATTATTCCTCCCGGATCTGTTGCGATCATCGATGAATGCTGGAGGCGTTGGCCGGCAGGTCAAAATACAAATCACGCAAACTTTACTGATAAATCCCTGTTAGCTGAACACCGGCATCGTGTTGATGCAAATAACAACTCAATGCGTGTTGTATTGGTTACGCAAGATCTAGCGCAAATTTCGTCGTGGGTTCGTCTTTTAATTGAAACCACGTATAGAATTAGAAAGCTGAGCAAGAAAGCTTTTAAGGTTGACATTTATAACGGCGCTGTTACTGGTGACTCCCCGTCAAAATCGAAGCTTGTAAGAACTACGGCAGGCACATTCAAGCCTTCTGTTTATTCTTTCTATAAATCAGCAACTCAATCTGATTCGGGAGCTGTTGGTGATGAGTCGTCTGCTGACGGTCGTGCCAGTATTCTTCGTTCGTTCGGTCTTTGGTCAACAATTGTCGTGTTTGTTTTATTTATCGGCCTAGGCATTTTTGGGGTAAAGAGTTTCTTTTCCGCTAGCTCTCCCGGTGTGGTAGAACACGATATTCCTTCGTCTGTTTCAAAGCCACCAATCAAATCATCTGAACCTGCTATTTCTACGACTTGGCGTTTAGTTGGGTTTATTCATCCATCAAAACCAGACCAGTCCTCTAAAGCTGTCGCTGAGGCTTTAGCCTTAATAGCAGATAATAATGGAAACACTCGATACATTTCGTTTTCTAACTGTCGATACTTTCCTGATTACATTGAAGCCTATTGCATAGTCGATGGCTTCAAGGTCACCAACTGGTCGCTTAAAAAGTCTATCCCCATTGTAGGTGGGTTAATTGGCGGTGGTGTTTAGCGTAGCGCAAACGACGCCGCTAATTAATCCACCCACCACTTGGAACTCCAGTCATGATTAACTCTAAGATGATTCACCGTTTCTGCCTGTCCATTAGCCTTGTTCTTTTTTTATCTGTTTCCCAAGCTGAAACTGTTACGCCTCCGCTTAATTTTGACTTTCAAAGCATTCAAGTTTCTTCGGCATTACAACTCCTTGCCGACTATCGTGGTTTAAATCTTGTGCTGGATGACAGTATTCACGGTTCGCTTTCCATGCGAATGAAGGATGTCACCTGGGATGAGGCAATTGAATATGTATCGTCTGCCAAGGGCTTGCTATATAGCGTAGAAGGTAACTTTTTGCGCGTAAGCTCACTCCAGCGCCCTAGCGAGTATTCAAAGCAGTCTTATGGCGTCTTTCAACAGCTCAAAGATTCAAGCTCTTCTGCCGCCAATTCGTCTTTCAGAGTTTCTATTTTTAAAGTGCATAATATCTTGTCGTCTGACGCTATAAAGGCATTTGCTCTCGATCAGGGCGAGAGCCTTAACTTTGAGGATGACTCTTCTATTATTGTTGCTCGGATGTCTGACAGCAGGCTTTCTGATTTTCGTACTTATCTTGCTGCTGTTGATTACTCAAGAAAGCAGGTGATGATTGAGGCTCGCATAGTCGAAGTTGATCGATCCTACTCCAAAAATCTCGGCGTCCAATGGGGTGGATCTGTTGGCAGCGGCGCCGGTACTGTCACTGGGTCTGTACCACTTGGACTTTCAGCGGCCGCTGTTGCTGGATTCGGTATCGTCTCCAAATCAGTCAATCTTGACGTGGCCCTCAGCGCAATGGAACAGCGCGGGAAAGGCCGCGTTATCTCTAGTCCGCGCGTATACACCTCTGATCGACACCAAGCCAAAATCGTTAAGGGATCTCAGGTTCCTTACCAGCAGTCCGCAGGGGAGGGGTCAACATCAATTTCTTTTAAGGAGGCTGCGTTATCTTTGGACGTCACTCCGTTCGTTAACGAGAAGGGTGTATTGCTCGATGTTATTCTTTCTAAGGACGAACCAGATTATTCCAACGCCATGAATGGTGTTCCACCAATCAACACCACGTCGCTTACCTCCCGGGTTTTTTCAGGCTTCGGTCAGACTGTGGCCCTTGGCGGTGTCTACTCGGACGTCGACACGACAGTGACCAAGAGTGTTCCGTTTCTCGGGAAAATTCCCGGTTTTAAATGGTTGTTTACCAGTAGCTCGACCGTATCTAATAGCACTGAGCTTGTGCTTTTCCTCACACCTGTTTTGGTCGAGAAGCAATGACAGGCGTCATTTTCCTCTGGCGTTAGCCTGGTGAGGCCCGCAATGCACAATCAAATCGACAAATTGATAGCTGAAACGATGAAGATCGATGTTGATGCAAGCAAGGTAACTGCGGAAATATTCTGGATTCCACTGGCAATTTCGATAGGATTGATCTCTTTCGTAGCTACCATAACTGCGGTTATTTTGAAGCTACTTTGACATTCTCATATAACTAAACTAAACAACTATTTAGCATAGTTATTCCTTAGGGGTATATGGGCGAGTAGGGTGCTAGATAATCGCAGGTAGCTCCTTTCCAGTTAACAAACGGTTATCCAAGCTAATAAATTCGAATTCATCACTATGCGCATAAATTTGCCGTGTTGCATTGCCGATAATTCGACTGTTGAAGGCTGCAACCTCTGTTTTTTCTAACGGGATCACTCGCTCGTTTGCCTCGTAGTCGCCTAGAACAGCGATATCTTTGCTCAAGGGGATGAAAATACTGACGTCTCTCAGCGCGAACCCCAAGCCCCAGCCATCGTCAGGTCGA